GACACATGAGAGCCGTGCACGGTAGTCTTACCACCTACCCGCAAAGTAGAGCCGAACCCCGGTTGAGGTCATCTCACCGGGGTTCGTGCATTCCAAGTCTCTAACGTAAGAGTAAGTGACAGTCACTCACTTCGGATAGGATGCCTCCGTGGATCTCTTCGCTGACATGACCCACGATCCGATGTGTCAGAACAATAACGAAAACGTTGTGGTTTTGACGGAGCAGCCCCGCGAAACAACTGCTGCCATGGGAATCCGAACTAATGGCTGATCGCGGCCTTGCATACCAGACGCCTACCGCTGACATGATCGTGAATGTCAGCGATCTGAGTAACCGTGACTACAGGTGGCTACAGCGTGCTACAGGTGTAGCACTTACGTCGTCCCACGGGGCGCAGAAGTTGGGTGCGCTCGCCCTGCGGGGCGGTAAGCCAATCGCGTGGGCGGTCAATCGCTTTCGGAATCATCCCCGTGTAGTAGATGACTGGCGAGACTGTTCCGTACACGCTGAACAATCGCTGATCGAATCATGCGACGTATCAGGCGCTATCGTGTACGTAGCAAGAGTCACCAATGGCGGGAATGTCGCTATCGCGAAACCGTGTCGCCGCTGCCTACGGCTGCTGTCTAAGGCGGGGGCTCGCCGCGTCGTCTGGACCGACGATGACGGGCACGCGGGGATGATGGCACTGGGGTAAGGAGTAAAGATGGCCAAGGAACTGTATGTCACGCCAGAAGAATTCCTAGCGGGCGTAAGGCGGGCCTACATCGATGCTTACTGCGGAGGTGAGGAAAGTGCCATGCGTCAGCCTTGGCACCCCGCAGACATCGCGGACAACATGATCGTCGTCATGGAGTCAGTGAAGTCATACGCAGAAGAAATCATCCGTAATCGAAAAGGGCAAACGCCAGGATGGAAGTAGGAGAGCGGCATGCCCCCTGCCAACGCTGTGGAAAGCCGGACGCGAAGGTTTATCGCGGATGGTCGCTACTATGCAAGGCTTGTACTAAAGACGAAGAAGCGGAGTGGTTCGATGGCAATAGCAACAGGAATCGCGCCCTATGAAGCGGCGATACATAGCGGTCGGATGCATGAACGCGAAGATGTGCTGAAGTACCTGACCCTCTTGGCAGTTTCCACGAAAGATGAAACACTGTGGGAAGCAGTGAATTACATCAAGAATGGAAAGCATCGAAATGAGTAAGCCAGCAGCGGTTGTCGCGTTCACTGCCGGGGTTATCGCGGGGGTCTGGCTGGAATGGAAGGTGCGCACATGGACGCACGCAAAGTCCTCTATGACGTAACGATGACAGTGGCGGGTGCCTGCATCGGCATCGGACTGCTGTACCTACTTGTGGTGATCCTATGAGCCACGACCCACTGTGCTGCCAGTCCCAGGGGAAATGGGACGGCGGCTGTCAGTGCGCGCTTATCACCAAGGTCAGGGCCGATCGAATTCCAGATTGGTCGACATCGTCCGAGATCGCAGAAGGTGGTGATGGGGAATGAGCCACGATCCGTTGTGTCCCTGGCCCGATAGCGGCAGTGTTGCCCACTGCGATCCCTGTGGGCTAATCGCCAGGGTACGTACAGACGAGCGTGGTAAGGAAAAGGCTGAATGGGATCAGGTTGCATCCATGGCCGAAAACATTCAGTACGAGGCAGGATATTGCGATGGGCTGGCGACGGCTGCCAAGACCGTCGTTGACTACGCGCAGGAAACACACCCACCACACAGTCCTCATACGGTCTGCCAGCGCTGCGACATTACGACGGCGCTGCTGATTGCATCCCGGCAGATCAATAAGGTTGGCTGCCTTGACTGAGTACAACACCAAGGATCATTCGGCTAATCACGACAGCCTGTGCCTGCATACGGCAAGAACTAAAGCCATACTCAACATCTGGTCTTGCACGTATTGCGAATTGATCCGTAAGGTGCGTGCAGAAGAACGTAATAATCGGGAGTGTGGTTGTGGGTAGACGCCAACAGTCCAAAAGCGGCTGGTATCCAATTGTTCAACGTCATCGTGAAGGGCCAACCATGGAGTGCAACACCTGTGAAGGACAAGGGCGTCTACTGCGCGTTACCGACTACGAAATTGTGGATTGCCCACAATGCAAAGGGCGGGGACAAACACATACGCAGTACGTACAGTTGGAGTTACCGTTCGATAAGTAATCGAAGGACAACAACATGACAACGGCACTTGATCCGGTAGCGAAGTTCGTTGCGGGTATGTCTTCACGGGAGAAGGCAGAAATCCGCGAATTGTCGATGCCACGAATCATCGAACCCTACACAAAACACATCCCGCATCCGACCCAGCAGTTGTTCCTCTCGCTGAACAAGCACGAAGAAGTGCTGTACGGCGGCGCTGCTGGCGGTGGCAAGTCTGACGCGCTGTTGATGGCTGCTCTGCAATACATCGACGTACCGGGCTATAGCGCGCTGATTCTGCGACGTACGTGGGCAGACCTATCGCTTCCCGGTGCGATCATGGACCGCGCCCGTGACTGGCTCATGGATACGGACGCACGGCCCAAGGATGGCGGTCGCATCTGGGTCTTCCCATCTGGTGCGCGTATTTCCTTCGGATACCTCCAATACGACAAGGACAAGTTCCGATACCAGTCAGCGGAATTCCAATTCATCGGCTTTGACGAATTGACGCAGTTTCAGCAGGAAACCTACGAGTACATGTTCAGCCGTATCCGTCGTCCGTCGTTGGTGTGCCTGCGCTGCCAGAAGCCCGTGAAGCGCTACGGTCGTCAGTGGAAGCACACCTCTTCTTCGAACCCCTGCGATCAAGTGACGCCGGACCCCAAGGTGCTGCGGCAGTACGGGCCAAGCAAGAGTGGGATGACCCTGTTCGATGTGCCACTGCGGATGCGTAGCGCCACTAACCCCGGTGGTATTGGGCACGCTTGGGTACGAGATCACTTCATCGATAGCCAATTGAAGAAGCCCGGTGCGATCTTCGTGCCTGCACTGCTGTCGGATAACCCGTCGCTTGACCAAGAGACGTACAGGAAGAACCTAGACCACCTGAATCCGGTGGACCGGGAACGCCTGATGAACGGCGACTGGGATGTGTCGGAAGAGGGTGCCTACTTCCAGCGGCACTGGTTCCGATTCCTACAGGACAAGCCGGATGACCCGAAGATTCGCTGGGTACGGTACTGGGACCTCGCGGCTACCGCCGATGGTGACTATACGGCGGGTGCGCTGGTCGGGCTGACGCCGGAAGGTGAATGGATCGTGGCGGATGTGCGGCGTATCCGTACTACTCCACAGAATGTAGAGCGATTCATCCAGTCCACAGCATCAGAAGATGGGCCGCATATCCCCATTCGCATGGAGCAGGAACCGGGATCGTCCGGCGTTGCCATGATCGATTACTACAGGCGGAAGATTCTGGTTGGATATGACTTCCGGCCTGACAGGAAGACTGGCTCTAAGGAAGTACGGGCAAACCCCGTGTCATCGGCTGCGGAAGCAGGGAACGTGTATCTAGTAGCAGGCAAGTGGAACAGAGACTTTCTCGATGAAGTATCGATCTTCCCCATGGGTGCGAATGACGACCAAGTTGATGCATTCACTGGTGCATTCGCGAATCTTGCACAACGACGCGCTAGGTTGTTGGTATGAGTAATCAAGAAGTTGTGGCGAACGCTGGCGGTTCGAATCTAAGACGAATCGCGCTTCTAGCCTTACTATTGATGATTGTAGGTGCCACAATGTTGACCGTGGGCATCATGCTCGCCTTTGGCGTACCCGCTGGTCTTGTGGCCTTGGGCGCGATCATTCTGGGCGGCGGCGTGTTGCTCGGACTGACTACGTAAGGGAGAGCCAAGGGTGCCAAGTTTTCTACGCGGCCTGATCGAACAGAAGAAGGCTCCCCTGAATCCGATTCCGCGTGCGGTAAGCAATTCGCGGACGGGGCTGGCCACGGCGATTCCCAACATGCAAATTTGGGATATCGACCAGGCTCTATTCCAGGGTTACGAACGGGTTATCTGGGTCTACCGATGCGTGGACGCCATTGCTTCTAATTCGTCGTACATGCCGATGATTATGCGCAAGTACAACGACAAGGATGGACAGGTCATTGAAGACCAGCACTTGTTCAATCTCCTGAACCGTCGCCCTAACCGCTATGAAACGGCGCAGCAGTTCCGGTATCGCATGGCTTCGCAGTTGCTCCTGTCGCGTCGTGGCGTCTTCATCGAAATCGTGAAGAACCGCGCGGGTAGGCCAGCGGAACTACACCTACTGCCACCGGGTATGACTCGGCCAGTGCCGGACCCCAAGGAATACGTGTCCGGCTACATTGTGCAGACACAGCAGCAGGGGACGGTAGAACTAGAGCCAGATCAAGTCATCTGGATCAAGGCCAAGCCGCATCCTACGGACGTATATGCGCAGATGACGCCGCTGGTGTCTGCGGGGCTTGCCATTGACACTGACTGGCTCGCTCGGCTGTATAACCGTAACTTCCTGGCGAATGACGGGCGTCCTGGGATGCTAGTCGCGGTCCAGGGACAGTTGATGCCAGAGGACGCTGAAGAAATCCGTCGTAGGTTCAGTGGCGGGCCTACGGCTGCGGGCCAGACCACGGTGATTGAGGCCGATGGCATTTCCGCTACGGATATGTCTGCGTCGCCGCGCGATGTGCAATACATGGAAGCGGTGCGCGGGTCCAAGGAAGACATTCTCCTAGCCTTTGGTGTGCCGGAATCTGTCCTGGGCAACGCTTCGGGTCGCACCTTCGACAACGCTGATGCTGAAGCAGAGGTCTTCTGGTCTGCGACCATGCAACCGTTCATGGATTCAATGGCTACGGGCTTCGATGTACTGACAGAAGACGGGCTTGAAGACGACATCTACGTCGCGTACGACTACAGCGTAGTCGATGTTCTACAGCGGCAGACACGCATCAAGCACGACAAGGCTCTGAACGAATTCCAGTCTGGCGTTCTAACAATTGACGAATACCTGGCCTTTGTGGGCAAGGAGCCGTTCGATGTTCCCGGCACACGGGTGTTGTGGATTCCGCAGGGCAACGTTCCCGTGGGCAAGAACGACGATGATACGAAGGCCGCTGCTGCCCTAATGCCCGTGGGCATGGCCCAGCCTGCCAACCCTGAAGAAGAATCCTTCAGAGGGGCCACGATGGGCACTGAAGCCGGTCAGCATAACTTCCAAAACGAATTGCAGGCACGGGCGCTTAGATTGGCGGGTAGGAAGAACCTCCCTTTAGACCAAACCGACCCGCAACCCCCAACAAGCCAGCCCGACCAAATCTCAGAGTTGCCGGAAACGAAAGCGCTTGATGTAGTCGAAGATGCAACCGTCATTGAATTCAAGGCATTTCGTCATCCATACGAAGCAGCGCGTACCGCAGTCGAAGCAGAGATCGGCGGTGTCGTCAGTGCGTGGTCGCGTAGGCAGGAACGGTCTGTCATTGAACGTCTGGGCGGCGTGAAGGCGCGCAAGCACACACGGCACTGGGACGGTGAAGCAGGAACCAAGGCTCTTGATGCTGTGTACATCGTGAATCCCGATGCATGGGCCGAAGACCTAGTTAGTGATATGTCTGACCTGCTCCGCTCCATTGGTGAAAAGGAAGCGATGAAGGCAGCGCGGCAACTACAGCGCGCCGGGGTCCTAGACAAGATTCTGGAAGATGGACAAGGCTTCCCCAACGAACGTACCGCTCTGGACAAGATTCTGGGCGGTCGCGGCCTGATGCGTCAGGCTGCAATTGATGGTCCCGCTAGCGCAGTAGAGGAAATGATCCGTGATGCAGCAATTCGGCAGTCCCAGAAAGTCATCGAAAGAATCGCAGAACTCGACGCTCAGGGTGCATCTCTGGACGATATCAAGTCGGAAGTGAAGAAAATGATTGGCTCCCGATCTTCTTGGCGGCGGGGTCTTTCAGTAGCGGCTGCAACTTCGATCATGGAAGGTGCGCGTAACGAAATTTATGCCAAGGGAGGGCGTCATATTCAGCGTGTATGGCGCACAATGCGCGACGAACGTGTTCGCCCATCACATCGCAGGGCGCACGGGCAAAAGCGCGTAGGTAGCAATAAGTTCCGTGTTGGAGGATGGCCGATGCAGTACCCAGGCGATCTAACAGCGCCCATTGAAGAAACTGCTAATTGTCGATGCTGGGTGGAATTCCATGTTCGGAACCCTCAGTAAGCGACAGATTTCCCGTATCCTACAAACATCGCCCGTACCGCAGGAGTCGCTATGAAGAAGCCGCTTGATGTTAAGACACTGGATGTTTTTCTGTCTGCCGTCGAAGATCGTCTTACCCACCTTGAATCCAAAATGTACAAGGAAGACGACGAAGAGCGTGAACCAGTATCGGAAGACACCATCGAAAAGAAGGGTGCCTGTCCCGAATGTGGCCTGCCTGAAGGCGAGTGCAAGTGCGGCTACTTCGACATTGATGCAAAGTCATACATTGTCGATGCGGAGACAAAGGTTCGTTACGTCCGTGATGCGGCTTACTGGGGCGTCCCCGTAATGACACCGATTGCGCCAGGAATGAAGCCGAAGGGTCCGACTTCCCCCACTGGTCGGGCGCGTCGCTCATCGATGACCGGACGAAGCATCCGTCGATCAATGCCAAGTACCAGCACTGGTAGTGACAAGACACCGGGCCGTGCTGCACCACGTAAGCGAGTGAAGCCAAAGCGCGCAGCAGGCGCAGGTGACGGTGAAAGCGGTGGCAAGAAGCCAGTACGCCAACGTGGAGGATTTAGTGGTCATGTTGTAGCGGACGAAGAACTGCGTAGGATAAGGGCGGAATCACGCCGTGAAAGCGGTGGCAAGAAGCCAGTGGACAAAACTCCTGGCAGCAACGGCATTTCACAGATGCACTTCGGTACTGGCGGCAAGGGTCCAGGTGGTTCTACTCACCGGGCAGAAATCGGCCAGGATGAAGACGGCAGTTGGCGCGCTAGTTTCACCCGCTTGAATCCAAAGAGCGGTGGTGAAAGCGGTGGACGTACTAACGTCCAGAAGTTTGAATCACGCGAAGAAGCAGAAGCGTGGGTGAATAACTCAGCCAAGCGCAGTAAGGTAAGTGCAAACCCTGATGCTGACAAGGAATCCGATAAGGAAGCCGGAGAGATTCGTGATCGCTACAACCCAGAAGGTAGCGACTCGGAATCGAAGTTTGGCAAAGATAAAAACGACCGCTACACCGCTGCTAAGGCAGAGGACTTTAGCGTAGATGCTGTAGCCAAGGAACTTGGTGGCATCAGCAAGGAAGGTTCTGCTAATGGTTCTGGTTCGCTAGAAGACCCAATTGACGTTGGCGATGATGTTGAACTAGCGCACAAGTTGCTCGCTGAAGGCAAGCATATCCGTATGAAGGATTCGAAGAGT